TTCAGTTCTTATCTGTTTCCTGCTTGGTTTTTAGGCCAATTTCCCGATAAAAAGATTATTATGGGGACGCATACGGCGTCCCTGTCAGAAGATTTTGGACGCCGAGTTAAAAACTTGGTGGACTCTGATGAATATCAGGAAGTTTTTCCAAAAACGGTCCTCGCAGAAGACCAAAAAGCAGCCGGAAAATGGTCTACCGGAGCTGGAGGTCAATATTATGCTGTTGGCGTTGGCGGCGCTCTGGCTGGGCGTGGTGCTGATTTGTTTGTTATTGATGACCCTCATTCTGAGCAGGACATAAAGGCTAATTCACGACTGACTTTTGATCAGGCGTGGTCTTGGTTTCAGACAGGCCCACTCCAGCGATTAATGCCGGGGGGTGCGATTATCGTTATTATGACTCGTTGGAGTTTAATTGATCTGACGGGTAAATTAATGGATTATCAAATTAAAAATCCTGAAGCAGACCCGTGGGAGGTTGTTGAATTACCCGCGATATTAAATGAGAATGAAAATAATGAGAAGTCATTATGGCCCGAGCAGTGGCCTCTTGATCAATTAAAAGCTAAAAAAGCTGCAATGGACCCGCGCTATTGGCAAGCGCAATATATGCAGCAGCCGACAAGTGATGCGGCAGCAGTTATTCAACGTAATATGTGGAAAGTGTGGGAGCACGAAGATCCACCGCGTTGTGAATATATTATTCAGTCGTGGGATACGGCGCATGAAACTAAAAACTCTTCAGACTACACCGCATGTACGACGTGGGGTATTTGGTATAACGATGAAGATGGCGGTGCGCCTAATATTATATTAGTGGACGCATTTAAAGCGCGGATGAATTTTCCGCAATTAAAAGAACGTGCGTTGGAGATGTATAGAGAGTACGAGCCTGATGCGGTAGTGATTGAAAAGAAAGCCGCAGGTGCGCCCCTCATACAAGAAATGCGGCGCGTGGGTGTGCCGATACAGGAGTTCAGCCCCTCAAGGGGTAACGATAAACACGTCCGTGTTAATTCTGTTGCTGACATCTTTGCAAGCGGTAAAGTATGGGCACCAGATACTCGCTGGGCCAGAGAAGTCATTGAAGAGGTTGCAGCTTTCCCTGTCGGAGAGCATGATGACTACGTGGATACAATGACACAGGCGCTGCTGCGGTTCAGGCAGGGCGGGTTTATTTCATTGCCCAGTGATGAGCCAGATGACGTTAGATACTTTAGAGGCTTCCGTGGGCAGAAACGCGGCTATTACTTAGGATAAATCATGGCTATTGATAAAGCGCTGTATGGCATGCCTGAAGGGATTGAAGCTCTTGGCATGGAAGAAGCTCCCATCGAGATTGAGATTGAAAATCCTGAAGATGTAACCGTTGGTATTGGCGGTGTTGAGATTGATTTAATGCCGGAAGAAGATGAAAACGAAGAAAGTTTTGACGCTAATTTAGCGGAGCACATGGAAGAAGCTGACTTGCAGAAAGTTGCGTCAGACATTATGGGCATGATCGATGCTGATATTAATAGCCGTAAAGATTGGGTTGATACATATATTAAAGGTTTAGATGTTCTTGGCTTGCGTTATGACGAGGTGACTGAGCCTTGGGATGGCGCTTGCGGCGTGTTTTCCACACTATTAACCGAGGCTGCGATTCGCTTTCAGAGCGAGTCCATCATGGAGACATTCCCTGCTGCGGGGCCAGTAAAGACAAATATTATTGGTGCTTGGAACCCTGGAGTCGAAGAAGCTGCTAAGCGGGTGCAGGCTGATATGAACTATCAGCTTACAGATAAGATGCCTGAGTATCGCTCAGAGCATGAGCGGGCGCTGTGGGGTGTGGCGCTAGCCGGTTCGTCATTTAAGAAGGTCTACTACGACCCGTCGCTTGAGCGGCAGGTGTCATTTTATGTGCCTGCTGAAGATGTCATTCTGCCGTACGGTGTGACAAACATCCGACGTACAGACCGCCTCACGCATGTGATGCGTAAGACTAAAAATGACATCAAAAGACTGCAAGTTAGTGGTTTTTACCGAGACATAGATCTTGGAGAGCCTAGCGCTACACAGACAGACATTGAGAAAGCTAAAGCGCAGAAAGAAGGCATTGAGCAGACTAAAGACGAGCGCTATCAGATCTGCGAGGTGCACATTGAGTATGACTTGCCGGGATATGAGGAAGAGCTGCCTGTACCCTACGTCATTACTATCGACAAAGGGACTAATAAAGTCTTAGCAATACGTCGCAATTACCGCGAAGATGATAAGCAGAAACGTGCGCGTCAGCACTTTACGCACTATATGTACATCCCCGGCTTTGGGGCGTATGGCTTCGGGCTGATTCATATTATTGGTGGCTACGCCACGGCAGGAACCATGCTGATTCGTCAGTTGGTCGATGCAGGTTCATTATCTAACCTCCCCGGTGGGTTGAAGTCCAGAGGACTGCGGATTAAAGGTGACGATACGCCAATCGCTCCGGGTGAATGGCGGGATGTGGATGTCCCCGGTGGTGCGATTCGAGACAACATCTTACCGCTGCCTTACAAAGAGCCCAGTTCAACACTGCTTGCTCTGCTGAATCAAATTACTGAAGAGGCACGGCGACTTAGTGGTATGGCTGATATGAAGATCAGCGATATGAGCGCCAACGCGCCTGTTGGTACAACCCTCGCGTTGCTCGAAAGACAACTAAAAACAATGGGGGCTGTACAGGCTCGCATCCATGCAGCGATGAAAGAAGAGTTCAAGCTGCTTAAAGAGATTATTAGGGATTACACAAGCCCCGACTACAGCTATGTACCACAGGACGGCACCCCACAGGTCAAGCAAGAAGACTATGACATTGTAGAAGTTATTCCTGTAAGTGATCCCAATGCCTCAACGATGGCTCAGCGGGTTGTGCAGTATCAAGCTGCCTTACAGCTTGCACAGGGGGCACCGCAGTTATACGACATGCCGCGTCTGCACAGGCAGATGCTTGATGTGCTTGGTATCCCTAACGCTGATAAGTTGGTGCCAACAGAAGATGATGAGAAACCAAAAGATCCGATTAGTGAAAATATGAATGTGCTGAAGGGTAAACCTTTGAAAGCATTTATTTATCAGGATCACGATGCTCACATAGCAGCGCACATGAACTTTATGCAAGACCCTCAGACGGCGGCAATGATTGGGCAAAACCCAATGGCGCAAGCCATGCAAGCCGCACTCATGGCGCATATAGCTGAACACTTTGGATTTGCGTATCGCAGACAGATTGAGGAGCGGATAGGTATAGCGCTACCACCGCCAGATATGGAGATGTCTGAGGAAGAAGAAGTAGCGATGTCTCGGTTTGTGGCGCAAGCGTCGCAGCAGTTGTTACAGATTCACACGGCTCAAGCACAGCAACAGCAGGCGCAGCAGATGGCTCAAGACCCACTGATTCAGATGCAGCAGGAAGATTTGAAGATTAAAGCGTCTGAAGTTCAGCGCAAAGCACAGAAAGATGCAACGGATGCACAGATTCAGCAAGAGCGTTTGAATATTGAACGGGATCGCATACAAGCACAACTGGTAAAAGATGGACTCGACATTGCAGAAAAATCAAGAGCACAGCGACGAGGTTGATCCTGATGGGCTGAAAAGTAACGGGTACATACTGATTTCAAAAGATATTAGAGATGCCCGTTACGCAGTCTGTAAAACTTGCCCAAAGCTGCGCTCAATAGTTAAGACTTGTAAAGACTGCGGGTGTTTTATGCCTGCAAAAACGTGGTTAAAAAATGCTAACTGTCCTGATTATTGGTGGTGAATATGTCTAATGAGCGTGGAATGTTGGATCACTTATTTAACAAACTGGCTGAGCGGGAAAAAGAAACGGCGGCAGCAATGAGTGATGCTAGCTGTAAAGACTTTGCTGAATATAAGTATTTGTGTGGCGTTATCCAAGGTCTGCGCCGTGCAAGGATGGAGGTCCAAGACCTTGTGCAACGGTATGAGGAATTTGAAAATGACTGAAACAGCTCAAGCTGTCATCGAAGAAGCGCAGGAAAAAGCTAGACAAGTGCCGCAGGTTAAAGGGTATAAGATCCTCTGCACTTTACCCAATATCGAGAATAAGTTTGATAGCGGGATTATTAAAGCCGATAGTACGGTTAAGTATGAAGAGTTATTAAGCAACGTGCTTTTTGTTGTTGCTCTTGGTGATATGGCCTATGGTGACCCCAACCGTTTTCCCACAGGCCCGTGGTGTAAGCCGGGGGATTTCATTATTACCCGTGCAAATACAGGCACCAGACTCAAAATCCATGATCGAGAGTTTCGGATTATTAACGATGATTCCGTTGAAGCGGTGGTCGAAGACCCCCGTGGTATTCAACGTGCGTGAGGTGAACTATGGATAAAACTGAATTTAAGTTTCCCGACGAGAAAGAACCTGAGAATAAGGCAGGCGCGGACGATAGCGTTGAGTTTGAAATTGAGGTAGTGGATGACACGCCAGAACCTGACAAAGGGCGCAAACCGCTTGAAGAGCCTGTTAGCGAAGTTACTGACGATGATTTAGCTAAATACGATGAAGGCGTACAAAAACGTATTAAGAAACTGTCGCACGGCTACCACGATGAGCGACGGGCTAAAGAAGCAGCACTTCGAGAAAAAGAAGAAGCCCTTAAGTTTGCACAACAGATTATTGAAGAAAATAAACGGCTAAAAGGATCTGTTACTGAAAATACAAACGCGCTTGTTGAGCAGGCTAAAAAAGCAGCGGCTTTAGAGCTTGATCAAGCAAAGAAAACTTATAAAGAAGCGTACGAATCTTTCGACGCTGATCAGATTTTAGCGGCGCAAGAAGCATTAGTTTCCGCTAAATTAAAAGTGGAAAGGCTTGCTAATTATCGGCCTGCCCCTTTACAACAGGAAGAAACTCCTGTAAAAAACACGTCTGAACCCGCTCCAGCGCCTTCAGATCCCAAAGCACTTGCATGGCAGCAAAAAAATCAGTGGTTTGGGCAAGATGAAGAAATGACCAGCTTTGCGCTTGGGCTGCATCAAAAATTGGTCAAATCCGGGATTGACCCCCGTAGCGATGAATATTATGAGCGTGTAAACGCTCGTTTGAAACAGGTATTCCCCGAAAACTTTCCTGACGAGCAGGATAAAACAGAGGAAAAACCAAAACGGACGAGCAGTAATGTTGTAGCACCGGCAAGTCGAAGCGTTGCACCGAAGAAAATCACGCTGACACAAACGCAGGTTGCACTTGCTAAGAAGTTGAAGATACCTCTTGATTTATATGCCCGGAAAGTGGCGGAAGGAATGACACAAAATGGCTGATAACCGAATTAAACGCGACCTTGATACCCGTGAAACTGTTGAGCGTCCTCGTAGCTGGGCACCCCCCACGTTACTGCCTGACCCTGCACCTGAACCTGGGTATAAATATCGATGGATTCGTGTGTCCATGATGGGTCAGAATGATCCACGTAACGTGTCATCAAAACTCCGCGAAGGTTGGGAACCTGTCAAAGCAGTAGATCACCCTGAGATTTCTGGTTACTTGGATAACGATAACCAGCGATTTAAAGACAACGTTGTTGTCGGTGGGTTGATGTTGTGTAAAACCCCGACAGAATTTGTTGAGCAGCGTAATGCTTACTATCAAGCACAAGCTGAAGCTCAAATGCGTTCTGTTGATAGCAACTTCATGCGCGAGAACGATCCACGTATGCCTCTGTTTTCAGAGCGTAAATCGTCGGTGACATTCGGACGCGGTAATCAACAATCGTAGGAGTAATTCCAAATGGCTTACCCGACTATCGACAAGCCCTACGGGCTAAAGCCGATCAATTTGATCGGTGGTCAGGTCTTTGCCGGAGCTACCCGTCAGCGTCGTATCGCATCCGGTGCTTCTAGCATTGGTTATGGTGACCCCGTTATTTTTGTTAACGACGGTACCATTGCAGTATCGACCTCGACGACTGCTGCTCCAGCAACAGGCTTTGCAGGTGTATTTCTAGGCTGTCAGTTTGTTTCTTCTGTGACGGGTCAACCGACCTTCTCACAAGCATGGATTAGCGGCACTTCGGTAAAGGCAAACACCTTTATCACCGCATTCGTCTGTGAAGATCCAGATCAGCTTTTCCAAGTTGCTGTAGTTACCGGCACGACGGTTGTTTCTACGTCTACTGGTTTAACCTATACCAACATCAATAACAACGCGGCATTGGTGGCTAACACCCTCAACACCGTGACGAACGATTCTCAGCAGGCTATCCTGTTGAGTTCCGCTGACGTAACGGCTTCTTTGCCGATCCGTATTGTTGATTTGGTGCCGGATACGGCGTTTGTTGTTAGTGGCACAACCTACTACCCAGAAGCAATCGTAAAGTTCAATATGCCGAACATTACTGGTTCTACCTTCCTTGGTGGTCATGCCTACTACAACCCAACCGGACTGTAATAGGGGAATATAAATGGCTATTTCACGCGCACAACTATTGAAAGAGCTTCTCCCCGGCTTGAACGCATTGTTCGGTCTGGAGTATGCGAAGTATGGCGAAGAACACAAGGAAATCTACGAAACCGAGAGTTCCGAGCGTTCGTTTGAAGAGGAAACCAAGCTGTCAGGCTTTAGTGCTGCCCCGGTTAAAAACGAAGGTAGCGCGATAGCTTATGACAACGCGCAAGAAGCTTGGACCGCTCGTTATACGCACGAAACCATTGCATACGGCTTTTCAATCACTGAAGAAGCGATTGAGGATAACTTGTACGACAGCTTGTCTGCTCGTTACACGAAAGCCCTTGCACGGTCGATGGCGTACACCAAGCAGGTTAAAGCTGCTGCGGTTCTGAACAATGGGTTTGCTTCTACTGTTACTTATGGTGACGGTCAGCCTTTGTTCTCAACAGCACATCCGCTGGTTTCTGGTGGCACCAACAGCAACACGACCGCTACGGGCGTGGATCTTAACGAAACCTCGTTGGAAAACGCAGTGATTCAGATCGCTGCATGGACTGACGAACGTGGACTTTTGATTGCTGCTAAGCCTCGCAAGCTTATCGTTCCTCCTGCTTTGATGTTCGTGGCAACCCGCCTGTTGGAAACCGAACTTCGTGTCGGTACTAACGACAACGACATCAACGCCCTGAAGAACAACGGTTCGATTCCCGAAGGCTATACGGTCAATCACTTCTTGACCGATACCAACGCGTGGTTCCTTACGACCGACGTTCCTAACGGCTTGAAGCATTTTGTACGTACACCGTTACAAAATTCAATGGACGGGGACTTCGACACCGGAAACGTACGTTACAAAGCGCGTGAGCGTTATAGTTTCGGCGTATCCGACCCCCTTGGAATCTATGGTTCACAAGGTGCCTAATCCTTGTAAATCAAGGGTTTAGCAGAAAGGGGCTTCGGCCCCTTTTCTTTTTGTAGGTTTCATGTATAATTTCCTGTGTCGTATAACAGGAGATATAATGGACACCACAAACCTACCCAAAACTCGTAAAGAAGCGCAAGATAAAGGTGCTAAGTATTACTTCACAGGTGAACCCTGCAAGCATGGGCATATTGCCCCCCGCAAGACCAAGGGTGCGTGTGTTGACTGCCTAAAAGTTGAATGGGAGAAAGCTAACGTTACCCGCGCCGAATACTTTAAAGCGTACAACCAATCCGATGCGGGTCAGCAGGCTAAACGTAAGTACTATGAAACTAATAAAGAATTAGTAATTGCCAGAGCTAATGCCCGTCCTATAGAAGACAGACGTAAGCACCGCGAA